GTTGTGGCGCCGGACGAGACGATTGTCAACACATCCTCGAACATCGGACGTATCGGTCGGAGCGGCACGCCGATCACCGGGCCGAACTTCGTGCTCGAGGCGACCATCGACATGAACAACAACCTCCGGCGTCAGAACGCGGTCGCCAACCTCGGCGCGATCGGGATTGGTACCGGCGAGTTTGGGGTCACGGGCACATTGAACACGTACTTTGGCAACAAGGACTTGATCGACGACGTGATCAATAACACGGAGACCAGCCTGGACTTCCGGTTCGAGGGGTCAACGAGTATTGCGACTACCAAGGTGGTGGTACTAATCGATATGCCTCGCGTAAAGTACAGCTCCGGCGCGCCGGCTGTACCGGGCAAGAACCAGGACGTGTTACAGAACCTGGGTTATCAGGCGATCAGGAAAGTGGCAGTGAGTCCAGCCGACTTTACCATGATCATCCAACAGTTCCAAGGCATACAGATATAGGGATATACCGCTCCTCCCCGACGGGGGCGGTTGCAGAATGTTCGGCCGAACCAGGTTGGGACCTGTCGGGGGTCCCAGCCGCCTTACCCGACGAGGTGATTTATGTCAGAAGATCTAGAAGTTGAAAACCAAGAAGAAGCATGGGACGGTCCCACGGACGAGGAGCCCAAGAACATCTATGCGCTGTTCGAGACCGACACGACGATGGAACAGCAGGGCGTGGTCGTCGACTTCGGCCCCTACGGCCGGTTCAAGGTGGCCAGGGCAAGTGGCAACAATATCAAGTACACTGAGGCATTCAAACGGTTTAACAAGCCGTTCCAGAAAATGCTTAAACGCAATACGATGCCTGAGGCACTTGCGAAGAAACTTCTGGCTCAGGTCTATGCAGAATCTATCATTCTGGCGTGGGAGGGCATACTCGACAGAGACAACCGACCGATCCCGTTCTCGAAAGAGAATGTGGTGAAAGTATTGCTCGACCTGCCTGACTTGTTCACGCAAATTATCGCAGAGTCGCAGAACGCCGAATCGTACCGTAAGGAGTATGTGGAGGATGCCACAAAAAACTGACCGAGGTTCTGATGTACGGTCTGACATTCGGGCCTCAGGAAGAAAAGATCGCCGCCGCCGCCGAGGAGATGGGTCAGGAACTGCCCGATACGCTGGCAGACAAACCAGAGATCAGACCGGATCTGTGGTTGTATTGGGAAACATATCTGGATCTGACGGGAACACGGGCGGTCGGTTTTGGTCTTGGGCCCATTCCGTGGACGGCCATCGACGGGTTTGCTAGGCGGCACGAACTGAACGATCCGGAGGAATTTCAGACACTCAAGGATATCGTATGGGGTGTTGACCGAGCCTACTTGAAGTGGCACGCAGACAATAAGAAGGGATAGCCGATGGTTGATTCTACTATTCGTATTATCGTCGATCCCAGCGGGGCGGTCCGCGGTACCCGTACAGTCAACCGGGCTCTGGACACAACGACCACAAAGGCACAGGCCACGACGTCCGCCGTTCAGTTCCTCAGGCGAGCCATCGGTCTGCTCGGCGTCGGTCTGGCTGTACGTCAGATCGTAGGTTTCGCCGATACCTTCACCCAGTTACAGAACAGGATACGCGTCACAGGCCGTGAGGCTGATGCCTTGACTTCAGCCACCGAGCGACTTCTCAACATCTCGAGGCGTACAAGGACAGACCTGGAAGCCAATGTATCATTGTTCCAGCGTCTAGGTATCGCGCAGGAACAGCTCGGCGCGTCGAGCGAGGATCTATTTAATTTCGTAGAGACTGTCGGCAACGCGTTATCTATCCAGGGCGCGGCGGCTGGTACCTCGAGGGGTGCTGTACTTCAGCTATCACAGGCAATCGGTTCGACGGTCGTACGCGCGGAGGAGTTCAACTCGATCCTTGAGGGGGCGTTCCCAATCGCATTGGCTGCAGCCAGGGGTATCGATAGGGCCAGCGGCTCCGTGGCGAAACTGCGTCAGATCGTCATCGAGGGCGGCATCTCGTCCAAGGAGTTCTTCACGGCGATCCTCTCGCAGAGCGAGTCACTCGCCGAGCAGTTCGGGCGCACCACCCCGACGATCAGCCAGGCCTTCACCGTACTCAACAACGAGCTCATCAATTTCGTAGGTCAACTGGATAAAGCCGAGGGGCTCTCTTCAGGTTTCGCATCGTCCGTGCTCAAGCTCGCAGTGAACCTGGACACCGCGGTACGCGTACTCGGGGTCTTTCTGGGCGCACTCGCCCCCGCCATTCTAAGCGCCATCGCGTCCGGTCTGCGGACCGCGGCGGTTGCTGCAGTCTCGTTCCTCATAGCCCTCGGTCCGATCGCGCTCATCACGACCGCCCTGTCAGCCGCGGCCGCGGCCGTGCTACTGTTCGGCGACAGGTTGAAACCCGTCGAGGGCTCCATCGCCACGCTCGAAGATATCGGCGTCGCAGCCTTTGAATTACTGACAGAGTCGGTGCAGGGTCTTGCCGATGATGGGTTCGGTCTCTTGACGACCGCTGTCAATAACTTCGGTCTCGGGTTCGCCCAGACCATTAACGGTACTGTCATCATCTTCGATGCGTTTAAAGATTCTGTATTCAGTGTCGCAAGCTCTGTGATCAATTCATTCAGGGCCATGCTGGAGACTGCACGGACATTTGGTGAAGTGCTCGGTAATATCATCCTTGGTGACATCACTGGTGCAGCGGAATCGGGCGGCGGACTTGCTGGACGACTCAGCGATATCTTCGGTCAAGACGTCGTGGCCGAACTTGTTCAGCAGGGGATCACCCTGGTCGATCAAGTGGGTAATGCAATCCTTGAACGGGCCGAACAGCGGCGTCGTGAGATCGAAGCACAAAGTAGACGACAAACTACCGGTGAAGATTTCGATGATCCTGAGCCTCAGATAGAAGCCATCGAGTTGACAAAAAAACAGATCACAGCACTTAGACGACTCCAAGACCAACTCGACCCTGTCGGAGCAGCTGTACGTGAGATGGCCGAGGCTCAACAATTACTCAGTTTGGCACTGGCAGCCGGAGCGATCAACGCAGAGCAGTTCGCAGATCTCAATGTACGACTGGCAGATCAATTCAGGGACCAGCTTGATCCTCTTGCGGCAATCAATAGAGAACTAGAACAAGAGCGTGAGCTCCTCGGATTTAGTAGTCGGGCTCGTGAGGTGGAGATTGAACTCCGCTCGATTGAGAATAATTTAAGACAGCAGGGTGTCACCCTTAGTGCGGAAGAACGTGACGCACTCAGGGGGAATCTTGAATCCCTATCCGCTCTGAACGAGCAGTTAGAGATTCAACGGCAGGTTTTTGAATCTATCCGCGGACCACAAGAAGCGTATGGCCAACAACTTGCCGCCCTTGACCAGCTGTTGATGGATGACAAGATCTCGTTTGAGGAGTTCGATAAGGCAGCCAAAGCTCTCCGATTGACGTTGCTTGACCAGAGCGACAGCTTTGCCGATGGGGTCGAGCGCGGGTTGATTCGGGCCAACGAGTCGATCGGGGATTTTGCCGATGAGGCTGAGCGGGGTATCGCCAAAGCTTTTAGGGGAGCCGAAGATGTAATCGCCGATTTTATCACCACTACCGAGTTCAACTTTTCGAGTCTTGTCGACAGTATTCTCCAAGATCTTTTACGCTTGGCTATACGACAAGCCATTCTAGCACCATTGTCAGAAGCCTTCCAGACAGGTCGCGGTGGTGCTGGTGGGACTGGTAGCGGGACTGGGGACTTGGTCGCAGCGGGCGTCGGGGCATTCGCCGGCAGCTTCCAAGGCGGCGGCTCATTCGTCGTGCCCGGCGTGGGTGGGCAGGACAGCCGTCTCGTCCAGCTCCAGGCGACGCCAGGCGAGGAGATCACCGTCAGCACGCCCGGCAGCGGGGGTGGCGGAAACGTACGACCACCAATCACCCTCAACTTCAACATCTCGACACCCAATCCGTCCGCCTTCAAGAGCAGCCAGAACCAGATCCTGACGGCCGCCGGGACCCAGCTGGCCCGCGTCGTGGACAGGAACACCACGTGATGGCTAAAATCTCAATTCCAGATAACTCGTCAGTCATCGTGGAGAAAGACGCAGACGGACAGGTCATCAACATCCACCTGCTCCCGCACAATCAGATGCACCTGGTCAAAGGGTTCGACTGCTGGTGCTATCCGAAGGTGCGCGAGATAGTGGAGCCGGACGCCAACCACGCCGAGGGGATTCGCGTGTGGGAACATTATCCATACCAACCGAAGTGGGACACATCTCATGGCTTTCGATGACGTACGATTCCCTGTCGACATCAGTTACGGCTCCCAGGGCGGGCCGTCATACCTCACGGACATCGTGATTCTGGAGAACGGCGCCGAGAACCGGGCGGCTATCTGGAGCATTGCATTATATGTATATGATGTTTCCTACGGTGTCAAGACCCTCGTCCAGCTCCAGGCCCTGCACGAGTTCTTCCACGGCAGAGTCGCGCAGCTCCGCAGCTTCCGGTTCAAGGACTTCACCGATTTCGAGGCCGCGCAGTCCACCCTGATCCTCACTGGGGGCAAGACCGTCCAGCTCACCAAGCGGTACACTTCGGGGGTCAGGATCTACGACCGGATCATCCGCAAGCCCATCGCACCGATCACTATGCGCCGAGCTGCATCCTCCTTCACCCTGTTCACCCTGGACGCCAACACGGGCATCGTGACCCTGACGACGCCGGAGTCTACGGCCGCGATCGCCAGCTCGTCGAGTGCCGTCATCACCGGCATCACTCAGGCTAACCCCGCCGTGGTCACGACCAGCGCGGCGCACGGCTTCATCACCGACGACGTCGTGGATATCACGGGGGTCGTCGGGATGACGGAGGTCAACGGCCTCTCGTTCGCCATCACCTTCGTATCCAGTACGAGCTTCCAACTCACCGCCATAGACTCAACGGGCTTCACCGCCTACACCAGTGATGGAACGGCAATCCTTCCTGGCATCACTAGGAGCAATCCCGCTCGGGTTCGGGCTCCATCTCACGGCTTCGCTTCCACCAATGTCATCCATATCAGCGGTGTGGTCGGCATGACGCAGATCAACGGTCTGGAGGGTGCCATCACCTCGATCGACGCCGACCGTTTCACGATTCCGATCGACAGCACGGCCTTCACGGCCTTCACCGACTCTGGCTCGCCGCTCGCTGAGCTCTACCTGCAGCCTGGCGGGGATTCACTGGATTGGACCGGAGAGTTCGATGTGCCAGTGCGCTTCAACACCGATCAACTCCCAGCGATCCACAGTGCCTTCGACATAGGGGCGATCTCGTCTGTCCCGCTCATGGAGGTATTGGAGGACTGATGAACACACTCATCGACGCAGCGGCTCTCTTACACCTCCAAGGGAGCAGCATCACGATATCCGCCTGCCTCAGGATCACTCTGACAGACGGACGGATCTTTGCATTCACGAATAGTTCTAAGGATTTGACATTTGGTGGAGTGACCTATAGTTCGACAGCCGGTCAGACACCCAGCGCGGTACAGACGACCTCCGGCTTCGGTGTGGACTCTATTGATATCGAGACACTCAAAGAACTGACCGGTGTTAGCACGAACGAGATCATGTCTGGCGCCTTCGACTCGGCCAAGTTCGTCTATGTCCTCCGCAACTATGAGGACACGACCCAGGAGTTCGGGATCCTCCGTGCCGGCCGACTAGGACAGATCACCGCCGACCGGAACAGCTTTGTCATCGAACTACGTGGATTGATAGAAGCCTACTCTAAGCAAACCCTGGAGATGACGACACCTGGATGTCGGGTTGATCTCGGTGATGATCGCTGCCTAGTCAAGCTCAACCCTCCGGCCTGGACGGCCACAACTGCCTTCACAAAGCGGGAGTCTTTTGATGCAAATACCGGCTCCACGGTCAAACCGACTACGCCAAACGGGCGGTACTTCATCGCTACGACCGCGGGGACCAGTGGAGCCTCGGAGCCCTCTTGGAACCTCACGATCGGGGGTACGACCAGCGACGGCACCGTTGTCTGGACGGCTACTGAAAGTCTGACCGTCTCAGGGGTTGTGACCGACGTGGCGACGGCGACCAAGCGAGTCTTCCAGGATACGAGTCTCACCAAGGCCGATGTATTCTTTGACGGTGGCTTAGTCATTTGGACGGGTGGATCCAATAAGGGTCGAAGCTTCGAGATCAAACGCTACGCGACTGTCAGCTCCATTCCGGAGGTCGAGTTGATCCTCGCCACGTTCTTCGACATTGTGATCGGCGATACCTACACGATGTCCGCCGGCTGCGTCAAACGGCTGGTGGAGGACTGCGAGACACGGTTCGACAATGTCCACAACTTCCAGGGTGAACCATATGTTGCTCGGACTTTTCAGATATCAAGGGCGACCATCTCATGAAGCATAAATGGACGAGGACAGAGATCAAGGAACTTATCGAGGAGGCCCGTACCTGGATCGATGTGCCATTCCGCCACCAGGGTCGGAGCCGTGCCGGCGTCGACTGCGTGGGTATCCTGGGGAATGCTGCCAATGCCAGAGGGATGCAGTTAGAACTGCCCACAGATTATGCGATGCAGGTGGAACCACAACGGCTCATCGCCTACCTCCGGACACACCTCGACGAGGTGCCGGTCTCCAGGGCTATACCGGGCGACATCCTGCTCATGCGCTTCGTCGGTCGGTCTACGCATCTCGCGCTCCGTACCGATAAGGGCATTCTGCATGCTTCCACAGAATCTAAGAAGGTTGCCGAGCACGGGTACGAAGAGATGTGGAAACGTCGTACCATCGCGGCATTCAGACTCCCAGGAAGGCGTGTTGACGAATGAGTGACGATCAAGCACGTATAGGACTTGCGCTTGGCGGCGCCGCGATCGGAGCTTACTTCGGCGTCCCAGGCGTCGGCCTGGCCGTCGGCACGCTCGCCGGCACGCTCCTCTTCCCGGGCAAGGATCCGCCGGCGGTACTCGGACCGAGACTTGACGAGCTTCTCCAGCAGACGTCCACCTACGGTAAGTTCATTCCGAACATTGAGGGTGTCTTCCGTGTGGCTGGCAATGTGGTTTGGGCAGCGCCGATCAAGGAGGTAGCCAATAGCGAATCCTCCAGCGGGGGTAAAGGCGGTCCTCCCAAGCAGACCTCCGTCAGCTTCTCCTATTTCGTCACCATGGACATCGATCTGTGCGAGGGGCCGATCGTCGGCATCCGTCGTGTCTGGATGAATGATCAATTCTATACCGACCTGACGGCACCGACCTCCGGCGCTCCACTGAACATCCGGGTTTACCCGGGCTCTGAGACGCAGCTCCCGGACCCCACCATCGAGGCGATCGAGGGCGTCGGAAAGGTGCCCGCCAGCCGTGGCAAGGCACACGTCGTCATCATAGATTTCCCAATGTCTAAGAGCAACAACGCAGTGCCAGTCTTCCACTTCGAGGTCGTCGTGGCCGGTTCTGCAGACATAGTCGTACAGACGATCACAGACACCGGGACGTCTGCGGGGGTCGGGTCGATCGCGGTCGACGACGAGACGGGACTGGTCTGGGTGTGTCGCGGCGGCGCCGACGAGGTCCGGGTCTTCTCCGCGAGCAGCACCTTCACCTTGGTCAAGACGATCGAGCACGAATCAGCCTCGGCCCTCGCGTGGTGCCCAGCGTTCCTCAGCATACGCAGCAGTCTCGCCGCCCCGGACTTCATCCAGAATCCTGCCCGTATGTGGGTCACGAGCAGTCTCCCGGACGGCTTGAGTGGCTCACGCCTGATCGGATACTCCACCGACGGAGCCTACAGGTCGCTGATCGAGATCTCCCCGTTTGAGGGTTCCTTCTTCTGCTGGCCGGGGGCGTTGATCGTCGACAAGTCATCGATCTCCCAGGTATTCCCGAACCAGAATCAGGTCACGGTCGGTCTCGTGGGTGTGACCAATGGGGCATGTGGTGGGATCAGGGCATTCCAGCTGGATGACACAATCCCTAAGGTCAGTGATTCGTTCTTAGGCTACAGCTTCTGTCTCTTATACACATCTGACGCTGCCGACGAAGAG